AACATGGTATTACGCCGCTATGATCAAACATTGCCAGGTTCTATTACTTTCTATGGTGAAAAACGATTAGCAACATCTATTGTTGATCCTTTCGCTTTAGTTCGTTACAGATCAACAAAAACTGCTGATCTATAGCATTAATGTAATACGGGGAAAAGGCGGTTTTATCGCCGCCTTTTTTTCTTAATTAATTAGGAATAAATATGAATACATCTGAAAAAATTTTAAATGGCATTAAACAGGCTTTAACTGAAGGTCAAGCTACAGTTAATTTTACTGATAACAATAAGACCAAAGATGTAGAAGAAGCATCAACGCTAACAGGATCAGGTTTAAATATTGGTGGTCGAGTTTATTTTGATGACGCTTTTGCCGCTTTAAGATATGCAAACCCATTTAGAATGGGAAGCCGTCAAGTTACATACACAGGATCAGCCGCTCAATTTGTTGCTAAAACAGGTAATGCCGCAGACGCAACAAACCCTTTTACATATCCTGTAACTGCCAATAGTGGTAGCCCAAATATTGCAACATCAATATGGCAATTACCCACTAGAGTTATTACTGCACAATTACCAATTAGAACTGCCGTTATGGATGATATTAATGGTATCGATCCAGCTATCTCTAACGATTTAATGCTTGAGCTATCATCGCTAGAAGCGCAGTCAATGGCTATTAACAACGATCAAGCAGGATCAACAACAACAACAACTGGCGGAACTGATGGTTTGCGAGGTTTGGTTGTTTATAACACAAGCACTTCAGCCGCATCTTATGGCTCAAGCGGAACTGCTATAACTAATGGTATTCATACTATTTTAAAAGAAGAGTTTTCAGCTTCAGCGATTACTTATGACGATATTGTTAATGCGGCCAATTTATTGCCCGGTCAATATTGGGCATTACCTACAACTGCATGGCATTTACATCCTGCTTTAATTTCTCAATTAAGAAAATTAAAAGGATCAACAGGTGGCGCTCCAATGTTTGTTGAAACGGGAACGGAAGATGGCGGATCATTAGTTTATTTATTCGGATTCCCTGTAATTGTTAATCCGTATTTAGACGCTCCAGCCGCAGGTAAAATTTCAGGTGTGTTAGCAAACTGGGATCAATTCTTAACTATTGCTGATGCAGAGGAAATGAATATTAAACGCTTTGATCAAACTGCACCTGGCTTTATAACTTTATTTGCAGAAAAACGATTAGCATCAACTGTTAGAAATCCTTTTGCAGGCGTATTTTTAGTAGGGGCTTAATAATGAGCGACACGCTTGGGCAAGTGCCGTATGGAACTACTCGCAATCCGTTCAACTATGATAAGTTTGAACAGATTAGTCGCGACTTAACTACAAACTGGCTAACATTAGATGAAATAGCGCAACAGTTAAATTTAGGAACTGATGAATCGCAAGATGCGTATTTAGAAAGTTTAGAATTAGCAGTTCGCATGCATATTGAAGATTATCTTGGTATGTCAATCTTCCCTACATCATATAGGGTTTATTATGGCTTATCAGCTAATTTTTCAACGCCTGTTTATTTAGATTTGCCAGTTACAAGTTATGTTGATAAGTTTAATAGCGGTAATTTAAGCATAACAAAAGTTGCTTATTACAATGGAAGCACGCCAAGCGTTCTAACAACTATTGCTTCAAGTAGTTATTATTATGATTCGACTGGAAATAAAGTTGTATTAAATAGTGGCATTCCATCGGATGTAAGCACTTATAGAACAAGCCCTATTATTGTTGAATATACACAAAATGCAAACTTTACACAGGCTTATCCTATAATTAAGCAAGCTGGTTTATTGTTATTTACTCATCTTTATAATAATAGATCAGAATCAGTAGCAGGTGGATTGCAAAAAATTCCTTATGGAGTGGATTGTTTATTAAGACCTTATAAACCATTGGTAATGTAAATGGCAATAACAAAATTTGAAACAGTAGAAGTTAATAACTTGTCTTTTGCCACAAGCAGTTATGGTGAAACACAAACAACTAAAACTGTTAAATTTACAAGCAGGCCATTAATATCTGAAGTAAGAGCTAATGTGGCCACTTCAGAAAAATTTAGAATATATAGTGATTTGGTGCAAATGAAATTTAATTACACACCATATACTAGAGATATAGTAGATAACGATAATTTATATTCAATAACTTATCAAAATGTTGATTGGCGAATAGCTGATTCTAGTATATCTAATGATAGAATGAGTGTAACTTTAATATGTTACTTTAACAAACCAAGTGTAGATGTATAGATGGCAACTCAACAAGATGTTAGGGTATATGCACAGGCAATACAGGCACAATTATCTAGCATAGTTACGCCTATACCTGTATATGCTAATTTCAACAGAAATTATGCAACGCAAGGTAAATTTATTACTTGGCAATTAAGAGATGTGCATCAACCAGTATATACTGGCAAAATACAAAGTATTAAAGGTATAGATACACCTGTTTTTCAGATTAGTGTTTTTACACAGGATATGGCAGATGGGTTTAATATTTCTAACTCTATTTTGCAAGCACTACATGGCTATAGTGGAACTTTTGGTGGCGGCGGTAATAGTTTTAATGTTTCAAAAGCAGATGTAGTGTGGTTATATCATGGATACGACAATGAGATTGGGCTTCATAATATATTTATGGATTGCACCTTATACATACCAACATAAGAACTTTTTAATTTTTTAATGTGAGGAAATAAATTATGGCACTTCCAAATAAAGTTTTACCAGGTTTTAGCGCAAGTCTTTATTGCCAATCAGGCGCAACACCAACCGCTTTAACAACTGCTAACCTTTCTGTTTATGCTTCAGTATCAGGCATCACAGTTTCAGCAAACTTGTTACCTGTAGAAGCTATTCCAGCTTTTGGTCAAGATGATGCAATGGCTAATTACAATGTTGCAGGCTCTCGTCAATCTGACAAGATTCCTACTCAAGCCGCTCCAACATCAATGACAATTACTGCGGCATGGAATCCTTCAGACGCAAATCTTCTTTTAATGCGTGGCGATGCTTATAACGGCACGATTGATAGAACCTTTGTTATTTCTGCAACTGATGGAACTAATATTGTTAATTACGCTTTTAATGGTCGAGTAGGTCAATTCACAGTTGATCCTAATCCAACTGCTGAAGCTAAATGCACATTTACTGTTCATCCGCGTGGTAATCAATACGGCTGGTCAAATAATACTTAATAAGGGTTAAATATGAAATTATCTGAAGCTATTGAAATATTAACTAGCACCTATCAAAGCCTTGATACAGTAGTTTTAGGATTGCCTGTTGATGCAAAAGAAGTTGCTGATGCTTTAGCAAAAGCTAATCCTGATAGTGCTGAATATATTGCATTACAAGCATTAGCTAAAGTTAATCCTTATGAAAATACAAAAAAAGAAAAGGTAAAACAAAATGACGACTACAATCAAGAATAGTGATGATTTATTAAGTTATTTAGTAAGCCAAGCCAATTCAGGTCAAAAGAATTGGTTTGGTTTTGCTCAACAACGATTAACAGGCATTGCTTTAGCTCACGATATTGCTAAAAATCATGCTGATAAATTAACGCCTGAAGAAGCCGTTGATTATGCTATTAAACTTAATAATACGATTTATCAAAAAATAATTAAGGCAGATTAATGAGCGTTAAATTTGCGGTCAATGGTTTAAAAGAAACTCTTGATGCATTTAAAGAATTTCAAGAACAGTTTGGCGATAAAGACGCAAAAAGCAAGGTATTAATACCAGCAGTTAGAGAAGCCATAAAGCCTGTATTAGCTATGGCAAAAGCATTATCACCTAAAGACACAGGTGCATTGGATCGCTCTTTATATATCACCGCAAGGCGACCTACTAGAAAAGATATGAAGTCAAGATATGTAACACCAAAAGATTCTGTTATATCTCTTGTTTCATCTCGACCAATTCCTAAAAAAGTAAAGCAACAATTTCAAGCCGAATATGGTAATTTAAAAGGCAAGGAATATAAAAAGGCTAAAAGGAAGTTTTATACAGAACAAGGTGTTATGTTTGACGCTAGAGCCATAGCCAATGAATTTGGAACGGCTAATATGTCAGCCAAACCATTTATGCGAATATCATTAGAATCGCAAGCTCAAGCAGTTGCAACAAGGTTAGGATTAATTATTAAACAAAAAATGGATTCATACAAAGCTAAAAATTTAACAACATAAGGAAAAGATATGAGTAAATTAGGATCAGCACTCGGTAAAAAATACGAGGAAAATAGATTATCGGTATTAACTAGGTCGTTTGAATTAGGCGATCATACATTTAAAGTAAGAGTGCCAAGCGTATCTGAAATTGAAGCTATTTATAATTACTTTAAAACACCTAATGAGGAAAAAGTTGAGCTTGAATATCAAAAAATGCTCAAAGAATTTGATGGCCTTAAAGAAAAAGAAGGCGTAGAAATAAAAGATAACGATATGGTTATTGATGGCAGATCAATGAGAGAAACTGCCAAGAATAAACATATATTGCAACATAGAATAGTTGAATATATTAAATTTCTAATACCTGAAGCGGGATCATTAGAAGATATAAATTATGAAGATGTAGAAGCTGAATTTCCATTATCTGTTCAAATGACTTTAGTGGAAAAAATTAACGAGGTTATTAGCCCTGAATACAAAGACATAAAGTCAAAGTAGCAAGCTCGTTAAGAACCCAAGTGCGTGCGGCTATGGTTTTCAACGGGCATACAATACAAGATATAGACGCATTAGATGAAGCAACCATGAATGAAATAACAGTCATGTATGCTGATGGGTTAATTGGAAATAGAAGCTTATTAACTATGCAAGGAACTCTCACATCGGGAGTTTTTAATTATTTAAGAGCAAGTAGTAGCCCACCTTATACTCTAAAAAGCGTCTTGGGTAGTGCTTATGATTATATTTATGGTATAGAAAAAACTGATCCTAGCGATTCTTTACTTACATTTATGTCGCAAGCACCTGACTTTAAAATGGATAGATTTAAAGGTAAGTAATTATGGCAATTATTTCAAGGTTAGCGGTTTTACTTGGGCTTGATGCTGGCGAGTTTAATGCCAATCTAGGCAAGGCTAAAGACAAAGTAGAAGGCTTTAGCACAGGCGCAAAAATATCTTTACTTGCAGTTGGAACTGCTTTTGCCGCTTCCGCTCGTGAAGCAATCAATTTTGCTGACAAAATAAATGATGTCGCAAAAGCCAATGAAATGTCCGTTCAATCCGTATTGCGGATGTCCAATGCTTTAACTCAAAATGGTGGTAATAGTGAAGATGCTGGTAAGCTTATGGCATCATTCGCAAACAAAGTTGATGAAGCCGCACAAGGATCAGAAAAAGCACAAAAAGCATTTTTATCTATTGGCGTATCTTTAAAAGATTTAAGAACGCTTGCCCCTCAAGATTTATTTGAAAAAACTGTTAAATCATTATCCGCAGTTGAAGATACTACTAGACGCAATGCTTTAGCTATGGATATGTTTGGCCGAGCTATGCGCGGTATAGATATAAAAGGTTTTGCAGACGATTTAGATAAAACTAAAAATAAATTTTCAGAATCAGACGAAGCATTTAAAAAAATAGGCGTTTCAGTTGATCGTTTAGACAAGTTATTTTTTAATTTAAAAGTTAATTTAGCTGAAGCACTTGCACCTGCTTTTGATGCGGCAACACAAGCAATGGAAAGGCATTTTGAAAGACAAAAGCAAATAATTGATAGATTCCAAGCAATTAAAAAAGAAGCGGGATGGTGGACTGCATGGAAAGACAGAGAAGGAATTAGCAAATATGTTGCTCCAAGCGAAAGAGAATTTGGATCAGTTCAAGGCGCTAATGTTCCTGGCATTATGTCAGGCATTGGTGGTGTAGCCGCACCTAAAAAAAATATTAGAGAAGTTACTGAAGCAAAAAATAAAGAAGCTGAAGCTGAAGCAAAAAGATTGGCTGAAGCGGCCAAGAAACAACAGGAATTTTATGAAAGAGAATTATTAATAAGTAAAGCTAAAGGCGAAAGATTACAAAAAGAACATGAATTAGCTTTCCTTACAGAAAATGAAAGAAAGCTTCAATTAGAATTATTTGATATAGAACAAAAGCGCCAGCAATTAACTTTAGGCGATCAATTTGGTCGCAAAATGAATCAAGAACAAGCTAACGCATGGGCTGAAGCAGAAAAAGCTAGAGCTAGAGAAGCTTATCAAGTTGGTGAAGCTCAAAGAAGTTTTGAGTTTGGTTGGCAAAAAGCTTTTGCTACTTATGCAGATAACGCTTCCAATGCGGCTAAATTAGGTGAGCAAGCATTCGTATCCGTAACACAAAATCTTGAAACCGCATTAGAAAGATTTGTTGAAACAGGCAAATTAAGTTTTGGTGATTTAGCAAAAAGTATTATTGGTGATTTACTTAAAATACAATTAAAAGCACAAGCTACATCTATATTTCAATCATCAGGTATTGGTAGTTTTTTTAGTGGTCTATTTGGTGGTGGCGGTGGCGGCGGTGGAAAAGCTTTTACAGGCGGAATTAAATTAAAAGGATTTGCTGATGGTGGCAATCCACCTGTTGGCGTTCCAAGTATGGTGGGTGAAAGTGGCCCTGAATTATTTATTCCTAAAACCGCAGGCACTATTATTCCAAATAATCAATTAGGCTCTGCTATGGGCGGTGGCCCTCAAATAGTGTATAATGGGCCTTATATTGCAAGTATGAGTGCTATTGATACGCAATCTGCAACACAATTTTTATCAAGAAATAAACAAGCGGTATTTGCGGCTAATCAATCCGCTACAAGATCATTGCCACAATCGAGATCATAATTATGTCATTAAATACAATATTACAAGTTTCAGAATCGATTGCAATTAATGATCAAAAGCTTGTTGGTCAAGTTTTAAGTCGCAATCAGCGCATCTCAACTTCCGAACTTCTTACTGTTCAACCTTTTGAATTTACCATGAATCCTATGAAGTATTTGCTTTATAGTCAAAATAGAAATTTATTATCATCCTTGCGTGTAGCAGATAAAGCTACAGAACAATATCTTAATTTTACAAATATTGGTTGGCTTAATTATGTAGCCTATCAAGGTGATATGACATCAGGCCAAATAGCGGCTTGTCAATGGCAAACTTCAAGTGCTAATAAAACACTTGTATTAGGTAGTTTGCCTAGCATATCTTCAACGGCTTACATTGTTAAAAAAGGCGATTTTTGCCAAGTAGGCAGATATGCTTATATTGCAACGGCTGATGTTCAAAGAGGTGCAAGCTCAACTGTTAATATTCCTGTTCACAGAAATTTAATTGATACTTTAGTTAGTGCAGTTGGAGCAGTTATTGGCCAATATGGAACGACTATATCTTTAGGCGGCGGCACTTATACAGGCGCTACATTTCCTGTTATATTGCGCGAGTATCCTACCTATACATTAGTGCCTATGACTAATGATTCATTTATATCTTGGAATGGCCCTTTTGTAGCAATTGAAGATGTTCTATGAATGTAATAACTCCCGTAACCAATACTAACAATATAAGAATGGCAGACTTTGTTCGTGTTACTACGCGAGCTACTGTTATTGCTGGCAATCTTGTCATTGGTCAAACTTATACAGTTAGAACTACTGTTACAGGTGCAGGTTTACCTACTGATTGGACTTCTTGGGGTGCGGCTAATAATAACTATGGCACAGTATTTGTAGCCACAGGTGTTGGATCAGGCACAGGAACAGTTTATGAAAATGTTGTTTATAGATTTGCTACAACACCAAGTGCATTAACTATACCGGCAGTTGATAGTAATCCGTTTGACGCTTTAGGTGGCCTAGTCAAAATTAATGATGTTCAAAGAGATATTAAATCAACCGCCAATGAAACAAGTATGACTATTGTGGGTATTGATACGGCTTTATTAGGTTGGACATTAGGCCATGAAATAAAAGGTTCTTATATTGAAATGTGGCATGGATTTTTTGATACTAATGGCGCATTAATAACAACAGGTGGCACAGGCGGTTTATATAAATTTTTTACAGGCTATGTAAATTCTTTTGCCATATCCGAACAATGGATGGAAGAAATAAGAATGTATGTTGGCGTTATAAATATAGCGGCATCAAGCATTCAAATTATTTTACAAAATAGAACTGCTGGTCGATATACAAATGATAACGCTTGGATGTATTGGAATCTCACCGACACTTCTATGGCAAGAGTTGGATTTATAGAAACAATTAATTATTCTTTTGGCAAGGATGTATGATAAGACAAGCTACAAAATACGACAAAATACAATTACAAAATATGATGCGAATGTTTAGGGATGAAAGTCCAATAGAGCAATATAAAGATATTGATAATCCTGATTATTTTAATTCCATTATAGATAGTATTATTGCAGGTCGAGGTGTCATTTTTGTAGAAGATAACATAGGATTTATTATGGGCATCATTAGCCCTGTCGTATGGTGCGATAAAACTTTAGCATTATATGAATTAGCTTGGTATGTAAAACCTGAATATAGACATAAAACAGTTGGATATAAATTATTAAAAGCTTATATAAATAAAGCTAAAGAACTAAAAGATCAAGGCAGAATTAAGTTATTTACGATGACTAAAATGACAACAAGCCCTGATATTAATTATGCAAGATTTGGATTTACTAAAATAGAAGAAAATTGGATGCAATGATTCGTTTTATATTAATTTTTTTAATTTGGTTTTTATATTGTTCTGAAGCATTAGCGGCAGGTTCTATTATTGCGGCCGCTATTGGCCTTTCAGGATTTACTGCAACAGTTGTTGGTTTTGCAATTAATATGATTGCATCAACTATTGTATCTAGTCTTTTTGCCCCTAAACCACCAAGCTTAAATAATGAAATGCCTAGCCAGCCTAATCCTGGCAGTCGCCAACAACTTCCGCCCGCAGGCGATAATAAATTACCAGTTGTTTATGGCAAAGCTTATGTGGGCGGCATTGTTACCGATATGTCTATTACGGCAGATAATCAAGACATATATTGGGTTATATCTTTATCTGAAGTAACAAACACAGAAACAGGCGGATCGCCTGATACGATTACTTTTGGCAATGTTTATTGGGGTGGAAAGCGTTGTATATTTAATGTTAATGGATATTCAGTCGATTCATTATTAGATGAATCAACAGGCGAAAGTCAAAATATAGCTGGATATATGGATATTTATCTATATAGAAATGGATCAAATAACCCAACTAATAGTGGATCAACTGCTATATCTATTATGCAATCAGCAGGATTAATTTATACATGGGATAGCACTAAATTAATGAGTAATTGCGCTTTTGCTATTATTCATCTTAAATATAATGCTGATCGCGCTTTAACTGCATTACAATCCACAAGGTTTGAAGTAACAAACTCAAGAATTGCTCCAGGTGATTGTTTCCTAGATTATTTTACTTCTACAAGATATGGCGCGGCTATTGCTACATCTCAAATTGATACTGCATCATTAACTGCTTTAAATGTTTATTCTAATGCATCTTTTACTTATACGCCATATACAGGTGGAAGCTCAACTCAACCAAGATTTCAATTTAATGGTGTCATAGATACTAATCAAAAAATTATGCAAAACATTCAAGCAATGTCAGATTGTTGCGATTGTTTGGTTAAATATAATGAAATTACAGGCACTTGGGGCGTTATTACACAAACGCCATCTTATACAGTAGCAATGGCTTTAAGCGATAGTAATATTATTTCGCCTATACAAATAACACCAATAGATTTAGCAAACTCGTTTAATGTAATAGAAGTTAAATTTCCTGATGTATCAGAAAAAGATACATTTAATTCAGCAACATTTAATCTTCAAACTATCGCACCTCAATTATTATTTCCAAATGAACCTGTTAATAAACAATCAGTTAATTTATATTTAACAAATAACAATGTAACGGCTCAATATCTTGCAAACAGAATGTTGGAAGCGGCAAGAGAAGATTTGCAAGTTGTTTTAGAAATTACTTATATTGGCATTCAATTAGAAGCTGGCGATGTCGTAACAGTTACAAATGCTAATTATGGATGGAATGCTAAATTATTTAGAGTATCAAAAGTTATAGAAAAAATAGCTGAAACAGGTGCAATTACGGCTGAATTAACTTTAATGGAATATAATCCACAAGTTTATGATGATCGCAATATAACTCAATTTACACCTGCACCAAATACAGGCATAGGTTCACCTGTTACTTTTGGCACAATTCCTGTTCCTGTTATATCGGCTAATTATCCTTCAGTTGATAATCCTTATTTTGATATTACTATTACAAGTTCAAGTTCGGGCATAACTCAATATGCTGAAATTTGGTATTCAGCTTATCAATACCCAACTACTGCTCAACTTATATTTGCAGGCACTACGGCCATTCAATCTAATGGCAATCCTTATAGCCCTAATACTGCTATGCCAACTGTTCAACTTTATGGCATTTCAGCAGGTAATTGGTATTTTTTTAGTCGCATGGTTAATCAAATTGCAACAAGTGATTTTTCATTAGCTTCAGCAGTTTTCCAATGGCGACCAATGACATTTCAATATACAGAAAAATATATATCTGTAGCTTATGCTGACAATATTACTGGCTCAAGTAACTTTAGTTTTAGCCCTACAAATAGACTTTATTTTGGTCTTTATAATACTGCATCATCAAGCCCATCTTCAACGGCTTCAGACTATAAATGGTATGTAGCTGATCCTGCTTTTGGCAGTAATATTTTTCTTGCTTATGCAAATAGGCAAAGCCGTAAGTTTAGTTTTGATACAGATTTTGCAGGTTACGCTGGGGCTACTGGTTCTTTTGTTCCTACTACTGCATTAAAATTTAATCCTAGAATATGGTCAGCTTTGCCTAATAGCACAAATATTATAGATTTAGATCAAGCAACTGGACAAGTGCTTGGCACAGGAACAACAACTGTTGGCACAGGTCAGATTAAAGTTCAAAATACAAATACAGGTCAAGTAGTAGCATCATTAGATCAATTTTTAGATTTTGGTGGCCCTTCTACCAAAACAGGAAGTGCGGCTACTTTGACCATTGATATTTATGGTCGAGTGGTAGGATTTACTGCACCTGATGATTTTTTTATTACTATTGATAATTTTAATGCAACTTCAGGTCAAACTGTATTTAGCGTAACTCGTGATGCTAATTATATTGTTGGTCAATGTTTAGTTTTTCAAAATGGATGTTTATTATCTGAAACAGAATACACAGACGCATCAGCAAGTGTTACATTAAGCGTAGGCGCTACTTTAAATGATGTCATTGCAGTTATATCTATGCGAGCTAAATCTAGTGGCGTATTTTATGACAACGCTCATATAACTGTAAGTAGTGTAGCAGGTGCAAATGTAGTTTGGGATAGTGCTACTATGCCTTATCAAGCTATTATAGCTGGCAGTAAAATGACTTTTGCCAATACAGGCACTCCAACTCAATATACTGTATCAAGCGTTAATTATTCAACGCGAACTATTACTTTTACAACAACTGTAACAAGTGTTGTAGCAGGTGATAATATTTATAATTATCGTGCCGTTAATGCTTCTTATCCTGCATTTACAAGGTGGGAAGATAATTTAACTGCAACTTCTAATTACACACCTACATTATGGGAGTTTCAATCAGGATACGAATTTTTATTTATAAACGGAACTGTTTTAAATGAGCAAGATTTTGATATATCAGGAAATACATTAGGCAATTTTCCATCAACAACAACTGGCAAATTAATTAATATTCAATTTAGTGGTAATAATCTAACAACTCCAACAGGAACGCCTGTAAATGTATTAGCTTTTAGCGTAGCAGGACAAACTAATTATTCATTTAATTTTGGTGCTAATGCTTTCAATTTATACGCAAATGGGTTATTATTAGAGGAATCTGTTGATTATACTACTTCTTCAGGTGTATGGAGTTTAACAACACCATATACAACAACATCAGTCGTATTTGTTCAACAAACATTCGCATCCGCAGGTGCGGCATAAGGGGAAAAAATGACACAAGCTTTTAATTTGAGCCAACTGGCTAATGGAGTAAATACATCAGGTCAATTAAATATTGCAACTTATGTTACAGGCACATTGCCTTCAGCTAATTTGCCTACTGTTCCTGTTGATAAAGGTGGAACAGGTCAAACAACTTATACAAATGGTCAATTATTAATTGGTAATACCACAGGCAATACTTTAACAAAAACCACATTAACTGCTGGCACAAATATTACAATTACTAATGGGGCTGGTTCAATTACTATTGATGCGGCAGGTGGCTCACCAACAACCGCTCAAGTCTTATCTGCAACTGCGGGAGCTTCTTTAGGAGCAGTTGGAACTTATGCTTGCGTAAGAGCTGAAACTAGTGCTTCTCCTGGATCAACAGCTAGCGCGGCAGTAATGCAATGGGCTAATACAAATGGCGATTTTACTGGCACTCCATCAGGAACTTGGCGAGTTATGGGACAAACTATTAATAATGGCGTTCAAAGAACATCAGTTTGGTTAAGAATTTCTTAACAAACAAAAAAGGAAAATAAAATGAAAAGAAATTTAAAGTATGCAAATAATCCTAAATGGGTAGATCAAGCTCATACTTCTATTGAACTTACTGTTCGTTTTGAGGAAATTGATGAAGATTTACCATTTCACGCTACTCCTAGTGATGTTGAAGAACATGGTCGAGATATATATAAAAGGGCTAAAGATGGTGAATTTGGTGTAATAGCAGAATGGACACCGCCAACAACAGAACAATTAGCCGCAAAAGCTAGAGGACAAAGAGATGAATTATTATTTGAAGTGGATAGCATTGTAGGTAATCCATTACGCTGGGCATCATTTAGTGCTGAAGAACAACAAGCATGGGCAGATTACAGACAAGCATTATTAGATGTGCCACAACAAGCTGGCTTTCCTAATACTATTAATTGGCCTACTAAACCAACTTTATAATATAAGACATAATTGGTCGCATTGCGTCAGAGAGATGCTTGCGTTATTTACCTAGTTAGGAAAAAATTATGGCTATTTTTAATAAAAATTCACTCCGTCAAGTATCGGGGTTTGATAATCAAATCATTGCAGGCGAGTTAGTTTATAACCAAGCTACTTATTGGAATTTAACTTTAACTGCAACTGGCACAGAGCTTCCAATAGATTTAACAGGCGCAACTATTAGCGCATCAATTATTCGTAGGCAATTATCTAATGTTCGAGATAGTCGTTATGGACTTACTTTTGACATTGCTGATTACTCACCACCACCTTCCGCAGTTACTCTTACCATTACTAATAAGGTTGATGCCGCAGGCACATTTACTTTAGTAATTGATGAAGGTGCATGGGGTGTTATAGCAAGCGATCCTCAATTAGATATTAATGCTGAAAACTGTGTAGGCTTTTCAGGTCGCATTAAAATTTCTTATCCTGCAAGTGGCTCAACACCTGCTCAAGATTTAATTATTTTCTTACTATTCCTAGTAAGATCAGACGGAGTGATAAACTAAAATGGCTATTATTAATGCATCAATTCAATCAGCGGCGGATGTAACTTTAACTGTTGATCGCGGAATTATTGGAACTTCAGGGGCATCAGGTTACTCCGGTTTTTCAGGTTATAGTGGGCTTGGTTTTTCGGGCGGATCAGGCGTTTCAGGCTATTCAGGTTATAGCGGTTTTTCAGGTTATAGCGGATCAGGTATTTCAGGATTTTCAGGTTATTCAGGATCAGGCACAAGTGGTTTTTCAGGCTTTAGCGGTCAAGCAGGCCCTCAAGGCGTATCAGGTTTTAGTGGAATTTCAGGTCAAGATGGTTTAAGCGGATTTAGTGGACAATCAGGTTTCAGCGGTTATTCAGGATCAGGTATCAGCGGTTATAGCGGTGCTACAGGCCCTCAAGGCATTAGCGGATTTAGTGGCGCACAAGGAGCGTCAGGTTTCAGCGGCCAATCCGGACAAGATGGAGCTAGTGGCATAAGTGGCTTTAGCGGATTTTCAGGATCAGGAATAAGTGGCTATAGTGGTTATAGCGGTGAAGCAGGGCCACAAGGTATTTCAGGATTTAGTGGTTATAGTGGACAAGATGGCCAATCAGGCTATAGTGGTTTTTCAGGCCAAAATGGTGCATCAGGAATCAGCGGATTCAGCGGTTATAGTGGATCAGGCGTTAGTGGTTTTTCAGGATATAGTGGCGAAGCAGGGCCGCAAGGCATAAGTGGTTTTTCAGGAATCAGCGGATTTTCAGGCCAAGATGGTGCTAGCGGTATATCCGGTTTTTCAGGCTATAGTGGATCGGGTATTTCAGGTTATAGTGGCTATAGTGGCGAAGTTGGCGCATCAGGTGAATCAGGATATAGTGGCTGGTCAGGTCAGGTAGGTGCAAGCGGCTTCAGCGGATTCAGCGGCATATCAGGTTTTTCAGGATATAGCGGATCGGGAGTAAGTGGTTTTAGCGGTTATTCAGGCGAATCAGGATTTAGTGGAATCAATGGGTTAAGCGGATATTCAGGTCAAGATGGTCAATCAGGCTACTCCGGATTTAGCGGATTTAGTGGTCAGGTTGGTTTTTCAGGATTAAGTGGTTTCAGCGGATTCAGCGGGGAAGTAGGTGCATCAGGATTTTCAGGAATCAGCGGTGCATCAGGCTATTCAGGAATCAGCGGTTTCAGCGGAACTCCAGGATCATCATCAAGTTTTTTTGAATATCATGCTCATACAGGATCAACTTCAGGTTATCCAGGCGATGGTGCGATTAGCTGGAATAATGCAACTCAAGTGAGTGCAACGGCAGTTAATGTTTCACATCTTACAGAACAAAATGTTGATATTGATGTTTATTTAGCTTTATTAAAAGTTACAGAGCAATTTGTTATTCAAGATGCTAGTGCAAGTGCTAATCAACAAACTTGGGAAATTAATGGAACGCCTGTTCACTATAATGCAGGAACTTCTACATCATATTGGGCTTATCCTGTTACTTTAATTTCAAGTGCAGGCACAGGCACTACAGGTTTTGCTAACAATCATAATTTAATATTTGCTCTTGTTAATGGTGTGTCAGGATTCAGCGGCTATAGTGGTTTTAGCGGCTATAGTGGATTCAGCGGTGCATCAGGAATTAGCGGCTTCAGCGGTTATTCAGGCGAACAAGGCATTCAAGGAATTAGCGGATATTCAGGTTTTAGCGGCTATAGTGGCGAACAAGGTTCAAGCGGCTTCAGCGGTATCAATGGCGCTTCAGGCATATCAGGATTCAGCGGTGCTAATGGGGCTAGTGGAATTAGTGGCTTTAGTGGTTATTCAGGAAGCGGTATATCAGGCTTTTCAGGATTTTCAGGATATAGTGGCGTTCAAGCAAGTTTAGTTGGCAATTTAATTTATAATGCTTATACTGCAACCGCAGGACAAACAAGTTTTACAACAACTAATACTTATACTGCAAGCAAAATACAAGTATCAGTAAATGGGGTTATACTTGTTAATGGAACTGATTGCACAGTATCGGGCGGAACTACATTTACAACAACTGCATTAGCATTAAACGATAGGGTATTAGCAATATATCCAATTTAAAGGATTAATATGAATAAGATAACACAAGAAGTTTTGGACTACTTAAAAGAGTATGACAAAAATCAATATAGATTTTTACTTACAAATAATTACGAGCGAGCGGTTTTTCTAAAAGGCGATCCCGTCTATCCTAGAGAAGCCACTCGTTATCTATGGGCTAACCGCAATTTATTAGGCAAGAATATTCTTGAAATAGGTTGCTCCACAGGTTACGGCTATCAATTCCTTCCTAATGATGCAAACTATATAGGTTTAGATTACGATTCTCTTATTATAGAGGTCGCACGCGAACAGGAATGGGGCTTAAACGCATCTTTTACAAACGCTGATATAAACACCTATCCTTTAGCTCAATACGACACCATAATTGCTTTTGAATTAATTGAGCATATTGATAATGGACTAGAGATAGCACAAAAACTTAAGCAACATTGCAAACGACTTCTATTAACCACTCCACATAATGAGCCTGTAGGATTTTGGGGCGAACATCATAAGCTTCATGGCTTAAACGAATCACACTTTCCTGACTTTAAATTTAATTACATTAATGAGCATGGTTTTATTTCAGAAACTATGCGCGAAGTTAATGATAACAATAAATTTAATCTTATGATTATGAGGTGGGATCGTGGATAAAGTTCTTTGTTCTGTAGCCACTCGCGGTCGTTATCAAACTACTTTACCTTTAACGCTTAACGCTATAATTAATCAGACAAAAAAGGTTGATAAGCTAGTTATCTTTGATGACAATGATGAGCCACAAGATATGCGGAAAGAATTAGTATATAGCTACTTCTTTCAAATACTTTCCATTAAAGGCATTGCTTGGGAATGGGTTTATGCTGGAAAAAAAGGTCAGCATTACATTCATCAAATGGCTAATGGCATGGGCTTTGATTGGGTGTGGCGCGTTGATGATGACGCAATACCCGAACCCAATGTCTTACAAAATCTTTTTAATTACACTCATAAAAATGTAGGCGCAGTAGGTGGCGCAATATTAACTCCACCATTACAATTTCAGAATGAAAAGCCTACAGGCAAAATAGAATTAATTAATAGAGAGCCTAACATTCAATGGTCTTTTATTCAAAAGGTTAAAGAGGTTGAGCATCTTCATTGTTCTTTTCTTTACAGAGCTGGGGTGCATGATTATCATTTAGGGCTTTCAAGGGTAGCGCATAGAGAAGAAACATTATTTACTTATGGACTATTTAAAAAAGGCTATAAAATTCTTGCCGTTCCTAATGCTAATACTTGGCATTTTAAAAATCCTAATGGCGGAATAAGAAGCGAATCCAATGAAATTCTTTATGGGCAAGATGAAACTGTATTTAATAATTTAATTAATTATAGTGATAAAACAATTGTGATATTAAATGGTGGCATGGGCGATCATATAGTCTTTAAGCGTGTAATGCCTGACATTACAAATCCTGAAATATTTACTTGTTTCCCTGACATAGTGCCTGGCAAATCTATTGCTGAAGCGCATCAATTATTTGGTGATCTTGATACATGGAATATTTATATTAAAATGTATCAATGGAAATGGAAAGACAGTTTAGAAAATGCTTATAGGAAATTATATCTATGATTATTATTAGTCCTTATGCTAAAGCTTTGAAAAGCGGAAAAAATAATCCTAAAAACTATTCTTATTGGAAAGAACTTATTAGACTAATTGATGAGCCAATAGTTCAAGTAGGCATAGAAGGTGAAGAACAATTAGTTGATGACTTTAGAAAAAACTTAACACTTGATGAGCTTGGAAAGCTTGTTGATCAATGCAAAACATGGATAAGTTGCGATTCTTTTATGCAACATTTTTGTTGGGATCGTAAAAAATATGGTATAGTTCTATGGTCGGTTTCTGATCCTCTGATATTTGGACACCCTGAAAATATTAACCTATTGAAAGATAGGAATAATTTGGTTGAAAATCAATTTTTATGGTGGGAAGATACAGAGCATGATGCTAACAAATTTGTTAATCCTGAAATAGTGATTGAAAGTTTAAATGCAAACTTCCCATGAAACCATTGATGACATATTCGATTTTCTACAAAATAAAACAATCAAAGATATTGGCTCTGATTATTACAATAATAAAAATTATTTGGTTATTTTATTATCTGATGGTTCTCTTTGCTATATATCTTCTAGCGGCGATTTGTTTATGGCTCTCGAACGCCATCTCATTAATTAGTAGAAAGAAATAATATGGACATGCAAGAACACACGAAACATGTATTAGATACAGTTTCGGGAATTACAGTTTTAGGAACTGTTATGAAATTTTTACCAGCTATTGCGGCGTTGTTATCAATAGTTTGGTATTGCATAAGGATTTTTGAATGGGCGCGTTCTAAATTTAAAAAATAAAATAATGCCCTTAAAAGATAAAAGCAAAACAAAAGATTATTTAAGGGCTTGGAAAGACAAGAACCGAGAGAAAAATCTTTTTCAGTTAGCTCGACATCGTGCCTTAAAAAAAGGTATTGAATTCAATATAGAAATATCCGATATAGTTATTCCTGAAACATGCCCTATCTTGGGACTTCCTATTAAAAAATTAATTGATGGTAATCGTGATTTAAGTCCTAGCCTTGATCGCATAGATAATGCTAAAGGTTACATTAAAGGCAATATTCAGGTAATATCTTTTAAAGCTAATGCTATGAAGCTTACTGCTAATAAAGATGAATTAATTAACTTTTCTAATTGGGTGAGAGAAAACTATGAGTAAATATTCGGAAGCTGGTAAAGGATCAACTAATAAACTTAAACAAAAAAGCTTGTATGATGAGAACTACGAAAAGATTTGGGGTAATAAAAAGAATAAGCTTTATGAAGAACGCTATTATGATTCCGATGAAACAACATCATGGGATCAAGATAAGGCTGATATGATTGGTCTTAATAACAATACGGGCGATCACTACATTAAATGATCTCATAATTGATACTATATCGTATCAATGTAAAATATACTTTACATCCGTTTTCACTCAAGTAATTGATTTATATAGAAAAGAATGAAAACAATTGCATGAAACTTTAAATATGTCATATATGACAGTTTGCGTTAAATCCCTTGTGTTTAATGGGATTCGTTAAATAATACACACTATACACACGATAAAAAAGGGGCATTTTAAGCCCCTTAATTATTGGTAAATACCGATTTTCTGAAGAACGCTATTCACCTATAAAAAGTTATATTTTTGTATAACTTATTTATTCATTACATACATCGTTACTTCAAAGCCAAATCTCATTTCTTGAGCTGATGGTGTAGTCCACATAGTATTTATCCTTTATCTGTAACAAGCAAAATTACTTGTTATGCAAATTATGGGCTTTTTGCGATACAAAACCATCAGTAAAATCATTAAAATGGCATTGCTGAATCAGTTGCACTTGTATTTGATCCTGCACCATCTTTAGGTTGCGGTTCTCTCATTGTTACCCAGCCGTCAAAATTGACAGGGATAGATTCTATGAGAAGTGAAGTGCCGCCTTGTTTATTAGACATTGCAACTCCAACTTTAGTCCAGCGAGCTTTTGTTTCGCCTTCTTTGTTTACATACTCGCCTGTTTTAGCGATTAGATCATGGGTTATTGCCATTTTGTATTTCCTTTAAGTTGTTTACGATAGTTTCAATTTCAGATAAAAACGCGATCACCGCAGTTTCCATTGTATTTTTAATATATTCATCATCTCGATAAATACGCTTTACGAACCCTTGTAAATGATCAGGCATATCGGGATCATAAGATACAAGGTCGCAAAATTCTCTTTTTTCATTTCCATTAGAGCCAGGCACGCAAGCTAATTGCCACATAACCTGATCATAATATTGTTCTAACTGTTTGCCACCTGTAAGGATGTTGTCCAAGTGGTTCTCGGGATTGGGTATTTTGACTTCGATCAAAGAATTAGTAGCATCAACTAATCCGTCAGGCGAGCATTGGCCACCTTCAATAGTAGGGTGTTTAACAATGGCCACTTGATCCACAAAGGTATTATATTTAACTTCATACCATGCCCTAGCCATTGGCTCTAAATCTATTCCTCGTTGCATCGCAGGCGTTTTATAAGTTTCTAATTTTTTGCCTGTTAGCCTTTCCCTAATTAATTCATTCTTATATTTTCTACGAGTTAAAGATTCGCCACCTGATCTGCCTTCAGTTAAAAGATCAGCTATGCGGCTACCGCCTATGCGGCCTATTCTTAAAGACATCCATTCGGGACTGCCTTGCTCTATACCTCTTATTATTCTATCCATTTAAATTTAAGTTCCTATAAGTTACGCCATCAGGCCATTGTTGATCGGTTGATTTTTCATAAAGCTCTATTATTTTTTCAGGATATAGCATTAAAGGTTTATGATCCTTAAAACAAAAAGCATAAATTAAAGGACATTCTTTTGAATCAAACCATTCTAAAAAATGAGGTAGTAATTTAATTTCACTTGCTTTTATGTTAGCAGTTCCTTTAACCATTACTAATCCAGCAACACCTTTGTTATTAATATAAAAATCAGGAAGGTTTCTAATTAAAGGATTAAGATTGTAAAAGTTAGGAATTGGATCGTTTTTTTCATCAAATCCTAATCGCCTATAAAAGTATCCTTTTGACTGACAATACCTTTCAAATAATACTTCCGCTATATTTACGACATTATTTCTTTCTTTATAAGAAAATCCGCCATTCATAGTTTAGGGCTTTGAATTCTGCCATATAAAGGGGCTAATAGGTATTTATCACCTAGCTCTCTTTTAATAGCTTCTATTCTTGTTTTGCGGGCTTCTATAGCCATTAATTCTTGCGCGGAATAGGGTAGCGTTACTCCGTAAAAATTACTGTTTTTTGATCCTTCCATCATAGCTCCGCCTTTCTTTTATCTTTAGCTTCAATTACCATTTTAGATAGAGTGCGATCATTCTTAACTTCACCCATTACAAAATTATAATTAGCCTGGAGTTCTTCTAAAGTTTCGGAATGATTAATTCTTTGAAGGTAATCTGCGGCATTAAGCGCGGCGGATTGGCCATCGTCATCATCAGCATAAAGAGCGCAAAGACTAGATATAGAGTATCGGCGAATATAAGAAATTGCTGATCCCAATCCTTGCGGATCTTGTTTCTGAATAGGACAGACGGCAGTATCTTCAATCCATTCGCCCGAACTATGGAGTAATCGAGTTGTTAGATGGAGTTTATTGTCGTCTGATGGGCTTAATGATTGGAGTATTGCAATACCATTATCATTAAGTGGCTTCTTAACCGCTTCAATAACTGAATTAATATTGGCATACTTGGATTTAAAATGAGGGTTAGTAGAATCTTTAGCGGCAAATCTAATTTCTTTTTGCGCGGATACTAAAGCTTCAGCTATCTGTTTGATGCTTTCGGATGTTTTCATCTTATCTTGTCCTAAAAAGTTTCGTTAAATTACATGCGAGATTGTATCATTATATGCCCATCTTGCAAAACTATCTCTTTCATAGTTTTCAGCTATGAATTTTGCTAGCCTTTTAATTTCCGCATCGTAAACATCTTTAATGCGACCTAGCTTGTCATCTTTAGAATCATAAATAATATTCTTTACTTGATTTTGAACTTCAACTTCATCATAAAAATCAGAAAAGACATCCACATTAAAAGCAATATGATATTCAATTAATTCTTGCAAAGATATATGAGGTTCTAAATCTAGGAAATCAGGATCAGGATTCATCATAGTTTGAATATGAATCTTGTGTTGCATCTCTCGTTGCTGGTCAGACATATTTGCCCCCGTAACTTGTTGATTCTTGTGCATTTTAACCTTATCTTCTTGATTTGGCAACATATTTATCACCCCACAAATTTTTTGGTTATTTTAGTCCATTTAGAATCAATAACCTGATTAAAAGAATATTCATCTAATTGAGCGCCATCATAAATTTCATCTTCAAGCGCTTCAATAGCTTTTGTGTCATCAGAATTATGCCAAATATCAAAAAATTTATTTGAAATAACAGGGTTTGATTCTTTTTGCCAAATAAGACCGCCATATTTAATATCAATAAATTCACAATCAAAAGGATCTTCAATCTGATCAACTAACCAAAACAAATCTTCAAGTTCTTTATAAACAAACATACCTACTATTTGTTGATCTTTAATCATACGAACTAATGCGGTAGCCATATTATTTACCCATCCATTCAAATACCATTGGAGTTAAAATATAAAGGCAAATTGCAAACCAAACCCAAAAGGCGGTAGCAAATATACATCCGAGAATTAAGTCTTTTTTCATCTTGTCTTATCCTTTCTTATTCAATTTCTGATTTATAGGGATCAATTTGTGTTTGCACATACTCGTAATTACCACTTTGCGAATTATGCTTGAGTTTTGAATTAGGTGCAACAAATTCGTATTTGTCGGCAGTCCAATTATATTTAAGCTTGGCATCTTTAGGGGCGTAGTTATATTTATTCTCAACCCAATTGTATCGAAGCTTGGGCGATTCACCCCCGATAGCCATGATCGGGAGTGCGATTAATAGTGCGGTTAATAATGTTTTCATTGTTGCACCTCATACACGCCAACTAAAGTTGCTGATTTATCCCAAGAATAAGAACCTAATGCAGACTTTTTAGCTGATTCTAATGATTTATGCCAAGTAACTGCATAACCATTATCTCGAATCCATCTTTGTTCTGTTACTAAAGACGACCATTTTCCATGTTGTTGAAAAAGATTAAATGATTCTTTTGCGCGAGGACTTGTGCGAACAACAATATATTGATATGAGTTTTCTGTAACTCTTTTGAATGTTCCAACGGGTGTATTTGCTATTTTTCTCATTTTAGTTTCCTTATAGTTTCTTGTTAATAAATTGTGTTGCTAGGTGTTAATATATACCTATCAATAATTATTTCAAGCTTTTTTAAATATATTTATGAAAAATAATGAACACCTGGCACAGACTTTGCTTATTAAATGGTTTAGGCTTCAATACCCATTAATGGCAAAATGCCTGTTTGCTATACCAAATGGGGGCGCTAGGCATATCGGAACTGCCTTAAAATTAAAAGCTGAAGGGGTAACGGCAGGGGTATCCGATTTATTCCTTATGATTCCAGCAAATGGCCTTCATGGCCTATTTTTAGAAATGAAAGCCGATAAAAGTGCAAGATTACAACAAAACCAAGAACAGTTCTTAACCCTAGCAGAATCAATGGGTTATGGTGCGGAAGTGGCCTATGGGTTTGAAGAAGCTCAAAAAATAATACAAAAATACTTGCACGAATCATAGAATTCGTTTAATAATAAAAAAGACAAGATAAAAGAAGGGAAACTAATTGCATTATTATCAGCACAATATATCAGACTACAGGGCGGACACAGGCCATTTAACTCTGCTCGAACATGGTTGTTACCATCAACTACTAGATCAATATTATCTTAATGAAGAACCACTTCCATTAGATATAGACAAAATATTCCGATTACTAACTGCGAGGACACAAGATGAAAAGGATGCTATTAAAAATGTGCTTAAAGATTTCTTTGTGGAAACTGAAGCTGGTTTTATTCAAAGAAGGTGTGATAATGAGATTAAATTCTATCACGAACGGATAGATTCTGCGGCGGCGGCAGGTCGTAAAAGTGCCGAGAAACGGGCGAATTCCAACGGGCGTTCAACGGGCGTTCAACGGATGTTCAACCAACTAATAACTAATAACCAAGAACCAATAACTAATAACCATATAGATATATCATCCGATTTTGATATATTTTGGCAAGAGTATCCAAAAAAGGTCGGTAAAGAAGCCGCAAGAAAATCTTGGTATAAGATAAGACCTAATTTACAAGATGTTCTTAAAACTTTAGCTTGGCAAAAAGAAAGCAAGCAATGGTTTGAGAAGGGTGGACAGTTTATTCCAAATGCTAGCACTTATTTAAATCAGCATCGTTTCTTGGATGAGCAGTCCGTATCAGTAACATTTTAGGAAGAAAGATGATAAATGAAATCTTATGTCTATCAGCAATTATGTTTGGTGAAGCAAGGGGTGAACCTGATGTGGGAAAAGTTGCAGTTGCTTATACTGCGATTAACCGCAAAGCCGATCCAAATTATCCGAAAACTATTTGTGAAGTAATGAAGCAACCAGCTCAATATCAGTTTCTTGATTATGGGATGCCAACTAAAACACAAATAGCTTATTTAGAACCGCTTGCAAAAGCGATTTTAGAAAAAAGGATAGATGATCCAACAAGGGGTGCAAAATGGTTTCATACGAAACAAATGGCAAAACCTTTTTGGGCAAGACAAAAAGAAGTTAAGATAGCGATAGCAAATCATATTTTTTATTAAGGAAAAGACATGACACAAGATACAACAATGGGTAATTTAGAAACTTGGGTTCGTCAGTTAAATGGCGAACTCAATGTTCAAGATATAGCAAAAACTAGACCAGCACCGATTGAAGATGTAGTAGCTCCCTATTCAGTATTTTTAAGGCATTATGATAAAGTTGGTCTTTGCGCGGCCACAAATAAAAGACGCGCTAGTCGATGCAATGTAGAATTTGTATTTGATGGCAATACTCGTAAACTCAAAAGCGTTAGATTAATTAATCAAGATGAAGAATAAAGAACCCAATACTAAAAAATGGCTTTTAAAAGTCCACAGACAAACTCAAACTGATCTTGAGTATAGAAAAGCATTGGCTAGAGATGTTAATGAGCTTGTTGAAGCTTTAGATTGGATGGTAGAAGGCTTAACTCAAGGTGATCCAAGATATGACGAAATACCTTGTGTTAGAAATGCAAAGGTCATATTAGAAAAACTTAAAGGATAAGACAATATGGAAACTGTGAAAGCCTGGATGATAGAAGAATTTGATAATAATAATAATTTAGTATGGAAAATGATTTCATTTTTTCCGCCCGATAGTTTAGAGTGGATGCGAGATATTCGTGGTAAGAAGCATAATTTAGTTATATCAGAGTTAGGAGTTATAAATTCTAAAAAAATTGATGGAGTTGAGAAGAGATATGATTCTAGCAAATTTGTGGTTGGCCTTTAAAATTGTTGGCTTTGTTTTGTGGGCGATTATATTCTTGGTTGTTTCACTTATCCTATTTTACTTGTGGGAAGAATTTAATAACTAGAATTTTAGATTTTGCAATTAAAATATTAATTATTGGTGGATTTTTTGGTTTATTACTTGGAATATCATTAGTGTTACAATTAACATTTATCCGATGAGTAATTTTATGGAAGTCTTATTTCGCTATCAAGTCTTTGATGATTTAGGCGAGCCAATTCGCAGATTTAGAACAAAGCATGAAGCTGAATGTTATATATTGCACAGAGGTAATCATAGAATTGAAAAATTACCAGCTCCGCCAAAAGAAAATGTATTTGATTTGATAACAGACGAGCCATTATTTTGAGCCATATACTAATCATTATCACAGGGCTTATCTATTCATATATCAGCATTGAACAGTTTTATCTTGGTAATAATGGAATGAGTGTTTGCTATTTTGGCTATGCGCTTGGAAATGTTGGCTTGTATATGATGGCTAAATGAAAAAATATATTAGTTTAATATTAATATTTTTATTAGTTGGATGTGCAGAGATAGCAACAAGTGTTGCAATTAATACAGGTGTTCAATTAGTAGGTGAAAAATATTTAATAGCGCATAAGCAACCTACTATTAAATGTAGTGCAATAAATGTTTTAAAAGGTAATAAATTTTGTAGAGTAAGTCAAACTTATAAGGTGTCCTATGCAAGAAAAAGATAAGATAAGTTTTAAATCAATGATGGATACGCTTGCTTCAATCTATCAAAAACAATCATTGGATCAAAATACTTTAAGGGTTTGGTTTTATAAGCTTGAGAAGTTTGAATTTAGTATTGTTACTAAAGCTTTCGATAAGCATATTGATAACAGTAAATTCTTTCCCAGTATTTTTGACATCTTGCAATTATGCAGGGAAAAGCCAATTGAGTTTGCCAGGCTAGAAGCACCAAAACTATCTAAAGAAGAAAATGCGGTATATGCGGCAAATGTAAATAGATTTGTTAAAGACAATAAGATTGAAGATAAGAAGCTAAAAGATATGAGAGCTTGGGCGCATAGAATTATTGCTAACCCAAAAAATTATCCAGCAATCTCACTTGAATTCGCAAAGGAAGCTATACATGCAAAATAAATGGAGCAAAGTCAGTAAATATTGCATTGAGCGCAATAATTTTTATATTTCCCGATACACTCTTGCCGATGGCGCAAATAGATTTGTATTATGGGATGGACACAAAATGATTAAAATACACGATAACGCACAGGAATTAAAAGATGAAGCACAGAGAATGGATAGTGAGCAAACAAAACATGCCCCAATTGATGATCTATTTGGAAGAATTAATCAAAGAAGGAAAGACACCTCAAGTTACGATCAAAGAAAAGGTTAGCGGTGATAAGAGGTCGATTGAAGCTAATAAATTTTTGTGGGGCAGGTTATATAAAAGCATTAGTCAGTTTACTGGATACCTTCCGATGGAAGTGCATCTTTTGTGCGGGCATTTATTTCTCACAGAACAAAAAACAATAAATGAAGTGCAAGTGCCTTATGTTAGATCAACTACAGATTTGTCAGTCGAGGAATTTAGTTTATATATTCAGCAAATAGAATCGTATTTCTCACAATTAGGATGGTCGATTGAATAAGGATGAAAAAAGACACTATGAAAAGTTATTTCAAATTGGTTGCATTGTATGTCGCAATCTTGGGTTTGGTTATTCAGCTCCACATATTCACCACATACGGCATGGGGCTGGATTGGCTATGCGTAGCCATTGGAGTATGGCTATCCCTCTATGCCCTTTGCATCATCAAAATGGTGGGTTTGGTGTGGCGCTCCATGCAGGTCAAAAGACTTTTGAAGCAAAGTATGGATCAGAACAAGAACTTTTACGACAAACTTTAACAGTTTTAGAAGGTCAAATATGATAAAATTAGATTATGCCTTATACGCCTGTTAGTGATAAATGTCGCGAATTAGGTTGCAATAATCTTAAAACAAATCGCTCTGCCTTTTGTATCATTCATGGTGGCGAAAAAACTCAAAAAGATAAAGATAACAGTAAGCTTTATTCTACGGCTTATTGGAAAAAACAAAGAATAGCTCAATTAAGCAAAGCGCCTTTATGCCAGGCTTGTCTTTTAGAAGGCAGAGTTATTGAAGCGGTTGCGATTGATCATATATTTCCGCATAGGCAAGATGCAAATAAGTTTAAGAATAATTTGTTTCAAAGTTTATGCGTGCCACATCATACATTAAAGACACAAGAAGAAAATGACGGCAAATATTTATATTACTCACCTAACGGACTGATTACTTATACAGACGCAGACTATGGCCAAGCTCTTAACGAAACAAAATCTGCGCAAAATATATAAAATGCTTGCATTGCTTCCGCCATTTAATGAGTGGCGATTGCCTGCGGCTCACCGCGTTACATTCGAAGTGGTATCTAATACCGAAGCTTATGGTTGGTTTATAAACGATCCGCCAAGAATACAAATAGACCGATCATGCGATGATTGGAATAAAATAACGCATACTATGATGCATGAAATGATTCATTGCTTTTTATGGTATTCAGGCCATAAGGATTTTGATGCGCATGAAGCAAAGTTTAAAAAATATGCGAAAATAGTTTGTAATATACATAATTTAAATGAGGATGATTTTTAAATGAGTAGCATTAATAAAGTTATAGTATTTGTATTAGCCCTTATCATTGGCGGCCTATTGGCTATTATTTCTGATCAAGTATTAGCGGCTGACACCAATATCACTACAAATATGAAAGGTATGCCTGTTCCTTCAGCTATTGCTCCTTCTATTTCTACTATGAATCCCAAGATTTGTAAAACAGGGGTAAGTGGCGGAGCTAACACAGGTGTTGTGTCTATTAGCGGTGGGTTTACAGTAGAAGATGAAAACTGCGCAAGAATAGTTAAGGCTGAAACTTTATCTAATTTAGGATTAAAAGTTAGTGCGGTAAGTTTAATGTGTCAAGATGAAGCTACATGGGAAGCAATGGAAATGGCATCTAGCCCTTGCCCTTTTGGCGGCGCTTTAGGCGATGTTGCTAGACGCGCTTGGTTTAAACGATACCCTGAAAGATTCTATAAGTTATATGGTTCGGATTTTAAGCTTCCTGTTATTGCTGATAAGCAGTAATGCTTATGCTTGGTATTGCACTTATGTTCCTGATCAAAATGGATACATAACAAATTTACAATGCTATGACATAGATGAAGCAACTGCGCTTACAGGATATTGGTGTCCTTATTATCCTAATGATCCAATATGCGCACCTTACATTCAACCTGTTTGCACAGACGCTACAGAAACTAGAACTTTATCATGCTCCGTTAATTATTCAGGTGCATTAAATCAAGTTAGGTATTATACTTGTAGCGCGAGTAGTTGGTCGGCTTGGCAAGATAGCTCAAATAATTGTGTAGCTGATCCGCCAACTTGTATATCAGCGACAGAAACAAGGACTTTATCATGCGCGAGTGGATACGAAGGATTAATAACGGAATTAAGAGCTTCACAATGCTCCGATCCGTATGGTTTGCCAACTTGGACTGCATGGTCGGAAACATTAAATACTTGCAAGATGACATTGGACAATCAGAACAATGTAACAAGCCCTGTGAGTGTAATAAGCCCTGTGAATCCGAGCGGGATACTCAACACAAGTGTTACGCCTACGATAACCGAATCTGTAATTGCAGAGGTCAGTCCTGTTCAAACATTTAGCAATGCATTGACTAGCACTACAAGTGAAGTCAAAAGCGAATCTAAAAAAGAAGATACCAAATCAGAGGATAAGAAAGATACAGAGATTATTCCTGGATTAGGAATAGTTTTAAGTTTGGCTTTATTACAAAGCCCAAACAATTTAACTCAACCTAACATGGTTGATTCTTATAATTTAACGCAGGAAAATGATTATGGACTTCAACAAGGAATTTATATGGGGCTTATCACTCAAACAAGTATTTCTGATAGGTTCAACGCTTATAGCAGTCGTAGGAACGCCGATTTATTATGGAATTACGACTTTCAACAAAATGCGTTCGGTCGTTGATTCATACGATGAAAGCAAAGTGCAAGCATTAGAAATTCAAATGAAAGCTCAACAAGAGCGTTTATTAGCTATTCAAGATTCAAGCATTAGAATTAACGAGAAAGCATCAGACGCTATTGCATTGGCTCGTGAAACTTCAGCTATTGCTCGTGGATCACAAAGAGAAGTAGAAGCATCTTTATCAAGCGTTCGTTCTGAAGTTAAAGCTCAAATAGATGGCTTAAACACTCAAATGAAGGCTATACAAAAATCAATGACTAACCCAATAGGAAATTAATATGCTTACCCTTATATCATCTTTACTATCATTCTTTAGTGGCGGATTGCCAAACATTCTTAACTTTTTTCAGGATCGCTCTGATAAGAAGCATGAGATTGAGATGTCAAAGCTTCAAACAGAAAAAGAATTGCAAATGGCAGAGCGAGGTTATATTGCTCAAGCTAAAGTAGAAGAAATACATTTAGAACAATCCCAAGTAGAAGCACAAGCGCAAGAGCGCAATGCTTTATATCAACATGATATTGAAATATCTAAAGGCGCATCAAGATGGGTAGTAAATATTAGAGCTTTAGTAAGGCCTGTAATTACTTATGGATTATTTAGTTTGTTAGTTTTTGTAGAAGTATTTGGTTTCTTTTATGCTATTCGCACAGGTGTTGATTTCCAAATAGCTATGAATTTATTATGGGATGACGAAACACAAATTATATGGGCTTCAGTTGTTTCATTTTGGTTTGGCACACAAGCGTTTAAAAAATGAAGATATGCGATAAAGGTTTAGCAATCATAAAAAAATATGAGGGCTTTTATAATAGGCCTTATTTATGCCCTGCTTTAATTTATACGATTGGTTACGGCCATGTCTTATATCCCGAACAGGCAAGATTGCCATTAGCACAACGAAAAGCATATCCACTAAAAGCAGAACATAACAGAGTATGGAGCAAAGAAGAAATAAATGATTTACTTATTAAAGACCTTGCACGATTTGAAAGAGGAGTTACTATGTTATTCCCTGTGTCTTATCGATTCACTCAAGGAATGTTTAGCGCCTTATGCTCCTTCGCTTTTAATTGCGGGACAGGATTACTACAACGCTCTACTGTTCGTTCTGCTTTGTTACGCGGTGATAAGGATATGGCGGGCGCATCGCTATTGAAATATAATCGTGGTGGTGGTAAAGTGTTAAACGGATTAGTTAAGCGTAGGCAAGATGAATATAATTTACTAATGACATAGGATAAGACAATGGATAAGACAGAGATATTAAGAACTGCTAATGAGTATATAACTAAAGACAGACAATCAACGCATGGACAAGCAGAGGATAACTTCGCTAACATAGGAAGATTATGGTCGGCTTATCTTAATCACACAATCACACCTCAAGATGTTGCAATACTAATGACACTACTTAAAATTGCTAGATATAAACACAGTCCATCTCATGTTGATAATGCTATTGATATGTGTGGCTACGCCGCATTAGCAGGCGAGTTAGGTCAAGGTGTTAATAATGAATCGAAGTAATACCGCTAACTTATTGAATAACTTAAACATTTTAGGGGTGCTAAACGAGCAAGCGCGAAACCAATCTTTCACAAAAGGGGTTTTTAAGGGGGGGTGTCTATAATGACTGCTAAACTTCCACCCGAACTTCACATAGTCAGGGGAACAAAAGGCGAAAACATGGGAATTCCCTTGCCTGAAAATTTACGCACAAGAATTCCTCAAGCAGAGTGGATGGATAATCCTGACGCTTGGAATAAACCAAAATTTGTTTTAGAAACTTCTAACTATCTTTATGATCTTTATGGTTTAGGCTCGGATCAAGATAAACATTCATTAGCCATGCTTGCAGATCAGATTGATACTTACATAGATTGCAATCGCCATATTGCCGTTGAAGGTTTAGTAACAAGCTTTAATGACGGAAAAACTATTGGGCCATCGCCTTATGTTTCTATTCGCAAAGAATCTCTAAAATTAATTGTTGTTTTAATGAATGAATTAGGATTAACACCAAAAGGAAGATTAAATAAAACAAGCACTAATCTAAATACTAATTCAATGATTGGAAGATTACTACAAGGGCCACAAGTTAAAAAATAATGGATTATAAGATAGGCATTAAATATGCCAACGATGTTGTTAAAGGCAATATAGAAGTTTGCAAAAATATTCAGCTTGCTTGCCAGCGCTTTCTAAACTTTATGGAAGATAAGCAATGGGAGTTTGAATTTATCCCTGAATATGTCGATCATGTTTTAAATTTTGTTTCCGTTCTTAAACATACTAAAGGCCCTGATGCTGGCCAACAAATAGAACTGCAACCTTTCCAAATAATGCTTATATGTGGCATCTATGGATTCCGCCACAAAAAAGATCACGATAAAAGAATGACAACTGATGTCATTGTTTATATTCCTAGAAAAGCAGGTAAGTCCACACTAACTGCAATCATTGGCTTATACGAATTATTATTTAACGAAGCTGGCGCAGAGGTATTTACTTTAGCAACCAATCGAGATCAAGCAATGATTGTTTTTGATGCCGCTCGTTCTATGATTGAATCTATGCCTGAAGAATTGAAAGCTTGCTATCGAGTTTCTAAATATGAGATTGGAAAAACCAATGATGCTCAAACTGTATTTAAAGCACTCTCTCGCGACAATAAAAAATCAGGCGATGGTAAGAATGCATCATGCGCTATCATAGATGAAGCCGCACAGATTGTTGATCGTAACTCTATTGAAGTTATCCATTCAGGTATGGTGGCCCGAAAGAATCCGTTAAGGATTTATATCACTACCGCATCGTTTACTAAAGAAACTAAATTCTATGAGGACTTAATGGCTTTTGAAGCTATGCTTCATGGCGAAGCACCTGATAATCCTAAATGGTTTGGCCTTCTTTATGGACTTGATCCCGCAGACGATTGGCGAGATGAAAAGACTTGGGCTAAAGCAAACCCTATGCATGGCATATCTGTTTATCAAGATGCAATTAAAGAACGATGCGAACAAGCTAAATTAAAACCTGCGGCACTTAATGAATTCTTATGTAAGACACTTAACATTTATGTAAGCGCTAACACCGCATGGATTGATCGGCAATATTGGGATGATTCTATTGGTGAAGATAAGCCTGATCCTGAAGCAGTCTTTGTTGGTTTTGACTTGGCGGCCACTCGCGACTTAAATGCAGTATGTGTATTAAAAAGATATTCGGAAGAAGATTACTATGCACACTTTCAATTCTTTTTACCCGAAGAAGGTTTAGAATTAATTCCAACTCATTATCGACCAATCTTTGATCAAGCAGTTCGATCAGGTATTTTAAAGATTACTGAAGGCAATGTTATGGATGATCGAGAAATATCTGAATACATAAAACAACAAGCAACGCTTTATAATGTTAAGGAAGTAGGGTATGATGCTTATAATGCCGCTTCTTTAGTAGCAAGATTGTATGATTACAGTATTCCCGTCAAAAAAGTTGGACAGGGTATGGCCGTTTTAAATAATCCATCCAAGCATACTGAAAAATTAATTATGCAACATCAAATTAAACATAGTGGTAATCCGTTTGTAGGATGGCAATTAGGTAATTGCGAAGTTTATGAAGATGTGAATGGCAATATTAAGATTCGCAAGAATGAAGCTGATAAATCAGCAAAGGTTGATGGTATAATAGCGCTTATTATCGCTATGCATTGCTCATTGGATAACCCATTTGTTTCTAGTGCGTTTGGCTTTAGAAGCTTATAAAGGAAAAATATGGCTATAACAGATATTTTCAAAAGAAAATCAAACAAAAACGCATCAGAAAGTAATACATTATTTGGCCAAACTGCGTTAGGAAACAACATCTTACGCAATGTTCAAGGTCAAAAAAATCAATCAAATAATCAATTATTATATGTAACTACAAGTTCTGTGAATGCGGCTGGTCGCGTAGTCGATATGTCTATGCTATCACGCAACTCAACTGTTATGGCTTGCGTAAATGCTAAAGCTCGCGCATTAGCTCAACTACCTATTAAGATCATGGCTTATGATGAAAATGGTAAGCTAGTTGATGCGGTTACTGATCCTAATGTTTCAGCTAGAGATAAAGCTAAAGCAAAAGCAGTCTATTATTTATTAAACAATCCTAATAACTATCAATCTGCATACGAGTTTTGGTATCAATGGTCTATGTGGTATGACCTCTCGGGCGAAACATTCACCGCTTTATGGCGCAAAGAGCAAACTAACTCTACGCTAACCCCAATGGAAATGTATCTTTTGGATTCCACCTTAATAACCGCTCAAATCACGCCTACGCGGTATCCTACATATAGGTTATCGACTAGCACTTACGGATTTAATAAGGATGAGCCATTAGATTATTTCCAAGTTATTCATGCAAGTGAAATGGCTTGGCAAGGTTCGGCTGGTTTTAATAAAGGCATTTTAGCCACCGAACTTGTATCGCTTGATCAAGATATTGACCTCTATTCAAACTTTATTATGCTTAATGGTGCTAAACCAAGCGGCATGTTTGTTACAGACCAAGTTATTCCTGATGCTAAATTTAAAGAAATAGCCGCAAGATTAAAAGAAGCATGGACTTCTCTAACAGGTTCTAAATCAACCGACTTATCTAAACCAGGTCAAGGTATGTTGTTAGATAACGGCATGAAGTATATGCCATTAAATATGCTAACACTTCAAGATGCTGATGCACGCGCATTAAAAGAACAAACTATGAAGCGTATCTGTGGTTTATTTGGCGTTCCGCCATCTATGCTAGGTATTGGCGAAAGTAAATATAATAATACTCAAACTATGCTTGATGAATTTTATAAATCAACAATGTATCCAATGATTGTTAATATTCAGCAAAAGTTTAAGTCATCTTTACTAAATGGCTACCCAAACCTCTGTATTGAATTCCAAACTGAAAACTTTTTAAAAGGCGCACCGCTAGATCAAATGAATTATGCCGTAGCAGGTGTGAATAATGGTATAATCACACCTAATGAAGCGCGAGAATATCTTGGCAAAGAAAACTTTGAAGGCGCAGACGAATTAAAAGATACATCAAAACAAGCTAGGCCTATTAGTGGCACTTCACCGCAAGATACGGGTGGCGGTGGCAACACTTCTAGCGTTGGCAAAACAGGTCAGGCAGGAAAAGCCTAATGACATTAAAAGAGCTACTCGACAAATTAACGCAACAGGCTAAAAAGAGAAAACCTAAACCTGTTGAAACTAACGGAATGAAAAATAAGGGAGTTCCAATCAATGATTAATAAACTAAATTTTGAAAAGTATTTTTTTGAATCAAAAGTTGAATTAGGTGTTAAAGCCGATGAAGCTTCCGATTATAGCGGTGTGATTGAAGCAACAGTAACAACTTTTGGCCCAAGAGAAGGTGCTGATGGCCGTAAGTTCAATTATAAAGCTGAAGGGTTTGCTGATTGGATGGATGAATTTATGAAATCAGAAAAACCTTTGCCAATGTATTTTCAACATAACGATATGTCTATGCCAGTTGGTGAATGGTATGAATTTATGATGGATGATGAAGGCATGCATGCAAAAGGTAAAATGTTTGTCAATACAAGCATGGGTAAAGACTTATATACTATTATGAAAGAAAGCCCAAACCTTGTTGGCGGTGTTTCTGTAGGCGCTTATGCAGACGAATACTGTATGACAGATAAAGAAGGCAATGTTTTAGCAGACGATGATGATATGGATGAAGCTTATTTCCAAATTACTAAAGGCGGATTAAGAGAAGTGTCAATTGTTATGCAACCAAATAATTTAAATGCTGAAATCTCGAAATTAGAGTGCTTTAGAGCCGATGGTTCTTTAGACTTAAAACTTATCGAGAAAGCATTGCGTGATGCAAAACTTTCAAGAAAAGATGCGACCACCGCATCTTCAATTTTCAAACAAATTTTAGAAACTCGTGATGAGCCTAAAGTTATTTTTGAAAATACACCTATTCAGAGTGAATCCGATGCGGTGGTAAACCAAGAAGAAGAATTGCTTAAAGCTTTTGAGCAAAGAGAACTTCTTAAACATCTTAACAATCGTTTAAAAGGATAAATCATGGAAAAAATCATTGAAAAATTAGACGCTATAGAAGCGGCAAATTTAGCGAAGGTAGCTGAAGTAACAACTACTGTTGATGCTAAAATTGCTGAAACTGTAGCTTCTTTTGATGAAAAAGTAGCGGCACTTGAAGCTAAAGTTGCTTCAATTAACGCAACTCCAGTAATTAAAACATACAAATCAATTTCGCAAGAAGTTAATCGTATGGTTAAAGGACAACTTGCTGAATTTATAAAAGGCAATGGTCGCGTAGAAAAAGAAATTAAATTATTTGAAGATGCTGGTCAATATGACGCATACATTAAAGAAGCTTCAACTCTAACAGGTTCAGGTGCAGGCATTGGTGGTAGAACTGCTTATGATCCAGTATTTGCTTCATTGCGTTTAGAAAATCCTATGCGCGGTGTATCTCGTTCAGTTGCTACTGATGGTTCTACATATCAATTTAGAGCTAAAACAGGTGATGCAGGCGCAGGTTGGGGTTATGGTATTGTAAATAATACTGCGGCTACAACTGAAGCAACTTCAATTTGGCAATTAAACTTAAAAGATTTAAATGTTCAATTTCCAATTAGAACTGCGGCTTTAGATGACATCGATGGTTTAGAATCTAATGTAATTTCAGATATGTTAGCTGAATTTAGCCAACGCGAAGCTATTAGTATGATCACAAACAACGATCAAGGTGCGGCTACTGCAACAGGTGGTGGTGGTTCTGACGGCTTACGCGGTCTTAATCAATATCCAGGTGCTAATGCTACTTACACAGGTGGCACTACATCAGCATCATCTTTTGGTTCGTCAGGAACGGCATCAAGCGATGGTTTGCATAATTTAGCAACATACGATCAATTAACAACAAACGGAAATGCAATAACAAATAATGTTGTTTATAAAGACATTGTTAATTTTGTTTATGCATTACCACAAGCATATTGGACACCTAATGCTAAATTCATTATTAATCCTGTTATGCTTTCAGCAATTCGTGGATTAGTGGATGATCAAAAACGCCCAATTTATGTTGATGGTTTATCTCGCGATGATGGTATTGTTGGTAAATTACTAGGTTTTGATGTTGTTGTTAATACTTATGTAAATGCACCTTCTAAAGCATCAGCATCGGCTGGAACTGATAATCTCTATCCAATGTATTTTGGTGATTTTACTAGAGGTCATACTATTGTTGATCGTTTAAACATGGTATTACGCC